TTATCTAGCTGTTGGATAAATTTCATGATTCTTGTCATACCACAAAATTTGAAATACACCATTTTCCAATAATCCATATAATCGTTCTTTATTTGATAATCGTAAAGAAAATAATTCATCATCATAAATCTTCAATTCCTTCAATCTCCCTTGCGCTTCTTTGCACAAATTTGATACATCTACAAAATGATTAGATGATTTACCTTTGTCATGTGTTTGTCTTTCAATATCTATCCAACATAACCCTTCAAATGAAATAAGTTTATCTAACATTTCTTCATTTATATTACAACAATTCTTTACACTCCATTTTTCATGGAAGGTGTCACACCTTTTAAAGCGCCACATAGGTTCTTTGGTTTTGTAACTTTCAGCATTTACTGTTTCTTTTACTCTTTTGCCTTTGTCTTTTTTTTCTTTTTTTTTCGCAAATCCTTTATTATTCCGCACTGCTAATCCCCGCATAATATTCTTGCATTAGTTCTTTAGGTATAATTTCCGTTGAACTCTCTCCCAAAGGCAATGAACCTCTTGTTTCTTTCCAAGGTCTTTCTTTATGAGTTAATTCACTTAGATAATGTGGCGACTTTTCTGCATAATGCTCTATAACTATTCCGATTGTTTCCAATTCATCTGGCTCAAATTTATAATCTGAGTAATCTTGTAAAAAATTCTCATCAACTTTGAACTTTCCTCGATGTTCTGAAAAAAGCTCATAACATACTGGACCATTAGCCCAAGCTTGAAATTCTTCTTCAAATAAAGGTTTTTCATCCCACGCTAAAGACCACGCTTGACAATAATAAACTAGCTTTTGCAATTTCATAGTTGTCATTCCACCTAGTTGTTCAATAATATACCTAGCTACGTGTTTTACATCAGACATGGATATCCCCTCCCTCATGTATAATATAACATTCCGATTATATGTACGCAATAAAAATATAGATAAATAAATTGGAAAAATAGTATAAAAACAAGCATTAAAAAGATTTTTTCACTTACAAACAAGTAAATATGCCTGATCATAAGCTGGTTGCCATATTTGTTAATTTTAATTAAATAACAAAAAAGAGCCGCCTTGGGGAAGGCGACTCAAAGAAAGTTATTCTTAGTATCCAGTTCCCCAGGTATTCGATGGATTTCCATCATTTGGGCCAACTGGAATATAAATGCGTGTTCCGTTTACATCAGAGCCACCTAAGAAAACATAGCCATCTGCTACACGAACTGAATCATACTTAAAAGTAGAACCTTTCGGCCATACTCCGTATACAGGCGCTAACAAGCTTGGCGCACCGTTGCGAAGAACGATACCTTCACTAACACCGATAGTAAAAGTTTTTGCTGGCGTTGGTTTACTATTTTCCCATAGCTCAGCAATATCACCATCGTTTGCATAACCTAATAATTTACCACTATTTTCGATACGATACAAGTTTTTACGGCCATTTAGTTTTTGTGTAATGGTTCCAACCTGTGTCCATAAAGTATTAGCATTGATATGTTGTTCAATTGGCGCATCTGGATTTTTATAGATCGTTGTAAAGCGAACATTATGCCCTACTTTATACTTTGGTTTATTTGGTTTGCCAGGATTTACGATAACATCATGACCATCTTCAGGTAACCCAGTTTGTAAGTCTTGCGCTAATTGTGCTTTGCTAATTCCCCAACTTGCTAAATAACCATAAGGGTCGGTGTGATCTCCCCACCAAGTTTTAGATACCCAATCGTGAGTTACAATCCCATAACCTGTACCATCATCTAAATCAAATGTTGCGCCGATTTGAGTTGCTAAATCACGAATCAAATTAACATAGGCTGCATAGTCTTTCTTGAACGTTTCTTTGTTATTCGTTCGTGCTAATTCGATTTGAGCATAGGCTTTTGCATTCGCTGTTGGTCCTGCGCCCCACTGAATTTGTCCTGCTGGTGCTAATTGTTTCACGCGTCCACCAGAACCAACAAAATAGGAAACGTACGCATTTTGCCAGTTTCGTTTCATATATGCCGTTTCGTTGTCTAAACTATTTGGACCGACATTATTTCCATTTCCTGACTCATGCAATACAATCAATTCGTTAGTTGCATATCCAGGGAAATAGCCACCGAAATTGATTGGGTCTTGTTCAATTTGGTAAGCATTTGCGCCAATTGGTAACATAAAACTTAATCCCATTCCGACAGCTACTAATAATTTAACAGTTTTTTTCATAAAAACACCTTCCTAAAATTAATAATAAAAAGGCATGGCTTAGAGCCATACCTCAATTTAATTTTTCATGAATTTTTTCTACTGTCGTCTTGATGTCCTCAACATCTTTTAACGAGTCCGCAAGCTTTCCAATTGTTTCTTGATAATTACGTTCGCGATCACTATTTTGTTTCATCACCCAAATAAATAAACCAACAAATAGAGTAGTAAACGTTACTTGCTCTGGATTCGTTAATAAACCTCTCACAAACTCTTCAATCATTGCTACTTACCTACTTTCCGACAATTTCTTTCGCTTCTTTTTCTGTAATGCAAAGTGGGACAAACTCCATTACTTGTTCATCTGTAAAACAGCCCCAGTCATACATCATTTTAATGTCATCAAATGTAAACATTTTATTCCACTCCTTCTGCTAATTTTTCGTTAATTTCTTTTACCTGATTGGTTAATTGATTAATCGCAAGCATTGATTTTGCACTAATTTGCGCAAAATTATCTGCTTTCTTCGTTACTTCTGAAAGCTCTTTTTTTAAATTCATGTCATTAATCATAAGTTTTGAATTCAATTGTTTTAATTCCGCATTTTCGGCTTGTAATACCTCAATGTCGGTTGGTGGTGCGGGCTCTGGTTCTGGCACATTGTCAGGATCATATATTAAGCTTGTCCCGTTCCAGTGATAATTATAGAAATCTGTTGGTTCTTTTTCTACTTCAAGTTCAATTTTATTCGGTTGTTCCATCGTGGAATATCCGTCTAAATAACCTTGAATATCATCAATCCAAATTTTCATGTTCTCTTTCCTCCTAGTATTCATAAATCGCACTTAACGCAAACATTTTACTGCCTGAACCAGCCGTATCACTAGATGATGCATTTATATCATTACCAGTAATTTTAGTATCCTTAACATATAAATATTTTCGCACTAAACTATTAGCGTTGTATCCATGTAAAAGAAAAATAACTCCTCCAGAATCTGGATTCTGCGCATGCTGTTTAGGTACTAAGAAAAAGTGATAACATGCACCGTTTAAGGTGCCGTCTTTTTTATATTCTTGCCATTGGAAAATCCAGCCGTTCTCACACTCCGATAGCGATTTAGAAGGAACATTACCGTTTCCTGCAGCTCCGCCATACCATGCACCTGTCCACAACGGTTCTTTTTTGGTGATTTTCTGGAAAGTTCTTGAGGTGCTATCAACGGCTGCACCAATTTTATTGAAATTTTCTTCAATCGATTCTGCCCCGTTCTCCATCCCTCTATAAATTCTAGTTAAATCCATATTCACAACGTCCTTTCTTATAAAATTAAGTCAAATACAACAGATCGGCTATTCTGACCATCAATAAGCAAATACTTATGCTCATCAATTTTTACTGGTAGAGAATCTGTTTTATAATCTAGCGGAATAGTCACAATACATTCAGAAGAATTCACATGTTTTACCGTACATTGAATCGATTGAGAAGCACTACCGCCAAATAATCCTGTTGGTTCTGTACCTAAAGGCAGCACACCTATGCCGTGTGTCCAAGTACGAACATTAACTACGGGTTGAGCTCCTAAATTGTGAACAATAGTTACATCAAAACCAACTGGAATTACAGAAGCAATAATATTTTCAAAATATTCTAGCCGTTCATCCAACGTTTTAAAATTCCCCAAACGTTCACTACTTCGAGCATCGATAACTTCGCTATCTGTTGTAGCATTTGCGATTACATCTTTAAAACGTTCCTCTAAATTGGTTTGACGTTGTTCTACTTTAGATTGGCGTTTTTCTGTATTTTCAGAAATAGCCTTTATTTTATTAAATAAAACACTGGTATACTCCATCATACGAGCTAAAGATTCTCGAACATGTCGTCGATACATCTTTGTTCGAATCCACAAAGCGAACGTTTGAGAAATAGGATCAATCACACCGTTTTTTATTTCATCTTGCACCTCATCGACATCGGTCGGGTCTTGATAATCAACTGTTGTATTTGGTTCATTTGTTGGTCGAGTATCCTTAAATTCTTGTGCCAACCGTCTCACCTCTCTTATTTTTCTAATTTCTCTACACGCTTAATTAAATCGTCTAACGCCTTTTTCATATCAGTTTGAGCAGTACCTACAGATTCGACTGTATTTGTTAAATCACTTGCTAATTGTTTAAAGGCTTCCGTCGATTCTGTCACGGTTGTTGATAATTCACTGGTTAAGTCTTCCAAAGAACTAACTTTACTACTTTGAACAGATAAATCATTGTCAAATTCTTCCTGTCTTTTTATCAACTCTGATATGTTTTGAACTCCTGCCGTCGCAAATTTTTTTACGTTTACTAAATTGGATTGAATAGCTTTTATTTCGTTTTGATAATCGGTCAGTTTTTTCTTTTTCGAACCAATAGTCAAAGTAACCTTTTGCGGTTCTAAAATACTAAATTTTTTCTCAATCACTTGTAATCGTTCTACAGCATAAATAAATTGATTATCTACTTTATAACTGTTTCCTAAAGTGATTAATTCATACCGTTTATCCAATAGCCCTAACTCAATGGCTTCAACTGTCCAAGTTACCAGCATCAAGCTTTGGTCTTTTAGCCATTGCAACCCTCGACGTTTTAAAATTGATGGGTCTTTGACATTTGAAAATTCTACAATACCCGTGTTTAATCCAAATTTTTTGATTAACGCTTCATCATCAAGGTAATTCTTACCGCCATTTACTTTTTCGATGGTGTATTTAGGTCGTGAAAAATCTGTTCCCACTTCAATATCAGTATTTGACGTATCTTCAATATCTTGACCGACGGGCACAATCCTTGTAAACAATTCAGAAATATCAATATCTCGAGTAGCACTTTTTAGATTTTTGGTTAACTGTAAAGGAGTTTCACTGTTCACACCATAATTAGATAGATAATCTAAATAATTTATATTTCCAACGCGTCGAAGTGTTAACGTACCGCCCAGCCTATCCAACAATTTTTCTTTAATGGTATCCGCTGTACTTTGATAGCCTAATCCTCTTAGCAAGTCCCCATTATCTACAACATTCACTTCACCAAGCCGAAACTGCTTATGCGCTTCAACTTGTTTATTGTGTGCATCGAGTATTTTTTGTAAATAAGCAGATACAGTCATCCGTGTTGGTTTCATATAGGTTTGAACAGAATCATATAAAAAAGCTTTCTCATCCTCCGCTAAAAGAGTTTGAGAAAAGCTTCCTGATGCTTCCATTTTATTCGTGATTTTAGCAACTCTACCATAAAAAATTTCTTTATTTCTTGTAACATCCAGAATCTGGATAAAGTGAATAATCGGCTCAATCTTTTGATAGTATTTATTGTTAATATTAAAGGTAAATTCAAAAGTAGAAATTCCTAATCCGTTAAGCGATAAATATACTTCACTATCTTTGATTTTCTCACCATAGCTATATGGCTCATGAACAATCTTTGGATTCTTTCTGTTCGGATTATCAAACAATAATACTCGATACATTAGACCATCACCTCACTAGACATAAAGAAAGAGATATGACCTTCGCCATAAATAGTTAAGTGGTTGGTCCCTCTTTTTAATTTAAAGAAATAATCTTGCGATTCGCCTTTCGGAACTTTTATTGTTGTTCCGTCATCAGTAGTTAATTGCATTGTAGACGTTGCCTTTATTGTTGGACTAGAAGCATTCGCTCCCATATTGATAAGAAAAATTTCTCTTTTTCCGTGAATATAGTAGCCTGTCCAATTGTCGGCGCTATCGTCTGTGAAATAGTCCTCGTCAAAGACATCGGAATAAGAAATATTTTCCCTTAAAGCAAAAGGATACACGTCAAATTCTACGGTTAACGTTAATGAATTACTTGACGAGTCATCTTCTGCTTTCACACTTTTGCATTTTCCATACCAGCGAAGCCCTGAACGTAACCAAGAATCATCAATGTAATCAATTCCATCCATCATCAACTCTTCTTTTACTTTCGCCTCTAATACCTTTCGTTCTTCGTATGGCGTATTAGGTCGCCAAAAAGTAACAGTGACAATGCGATTACTAAAAATTCGTTCTCCTGTAAGCATGGAAAAATCATACTGACCTTGCATGAAAGGGATCTGTTCAATAATTTCCACTTCTTCCGCTGAAGGAGCATCGTGTTCAATAATGTAGAAACCATGTTCTTTGCTATTAAAACGACCTTTGGCCATATATTCTACAATTTCAATCAACTACGATACCTCCCATCTTGCTTTTGTTGTTCTGCTAAATTAAGATTCATTGGGCTACCTAGCGCTCCCACTACTTGGCCAGTATCCATCACGACAGTTAAATGTCGTATTTCTTCTAAAATTTCTACCATTTTTCCCATTGGCGTATTATCTATAGAGTGTTTTACCTCAATTGCATTTGAACGTTTCATCAAACGGCTATCCGTAATAGATTGATGAATACTTGAAATCATATCTTTTGCACTTTGTACGGCAACCGACGTATCTTCTCGAATACCTGCAGCTACACCTTGTGCAAGGAAAACACCAACATCATATTTCAATAGGCGTGATGGTGATTTAATTTTTGCTTTTTTCTGTGCTTCTGCATTAACGGCGGCTACTAAATTTTGCATAGCAGCCACTGCTTCGCCCTGACTTGCACGAATACCAGAAGCAACACCTCTAGCCATATTTGAACCTACAGGGCTCATATCTACAGAACCTGCACCCTGACTTACCGCATTTCCTAAAGACCTTCCAGCATTATTTGCAGGGGGTAACTGAGTTAAATATCCTTGAATTGTTGCCGCACCTAGCTGACTTCCAGAATTCTTCGCATTTCCTTTTTCAGAATTCATTCCAGCATTTGTCTGTTGAGCATTGCTTTTACCAGCATTTTTATGTTCATTACTTTTACTTCTTGTTCCAGAAGCAGCTGCACTACTATTATCAGCGGCAGCTTTCTTAGAATTAGATTTTTGCGAAGATTGACCACTATTCATCGAAGACATCAATTCTTTACCAACATTATTAAGTTGTGTTTTTCCAGAGTTTAATCCATCAATTAACTGGTTTTTCCCGTCTTGACCATTTCTAAATAAGTCAGGAGGCAACGCTTGTAAAGTATTCACAATGTCAGCTCTTGACATATTCGCCCACTTCGTTGGATCATTACTTTGCAATCCCTGAACCAGTCCGTTAGAGCCATCAATCCCTCGTTGACGTAGCATTCCTGCCAATAAAGCCATTTGTTGGTCAATGCTAGCACCATTATTTACATAAGATTGATAAATGCCTAAAAGCTGTTGGTCTGTAACGCCTTTAAGTTGTGCTAAATTATCAGCTGTCACTGCAATTTTATTTGCACCATTTTGTGAAATAATCGATAGAAGTTGAGCTCCTTGCTCTAATTCACTTTGTCGTATTTGAGCATTTTGCGTTTGTAATTGTGTAATTTGATTTTGGAAAGCTGCTTTTTCAGATTCTGTTTTTGCTTGGTTCTTTTGTGTTTCTAGTTGCTGAATTTGGGCGTTATTTTCTTGCACTTGTTGCGCTTGAATTTCCCCAAGCGTTCGCAAGCTTGTCAAAGTTTGTTCTTTTTCTTGCTCGCTTAATGCTTGTTTATTAGCCAACTTATTCATACCAGCCTCAACAAATTGTTGGTTCTGTTGTAATAATTGATCACGAATAATATTCGTTTGATTTTGCAAAGTAGCTCTTTGCTGTTCTGTCAATTCTTGACCCTCTACTGTTTTATTATTCTTCAATTGGTTAGAATAATCAGTATATACCTTCAATAAATCACTATTATTCGTTTGAACAGCTTTCATATACTGGCTTGAAGCATTGGCAAAAATCTTTTGCTTCTCTGCTTCTGATTTTCCTTCTGCCGCTTCAATTTGCTTGTTATAGGTTTCAACAGCCTTTTTCTGTTGTTCCTTTAAATTCGTAACTAAATCAAGTGTATTCTTGAAATAAGTTTCTACGCCAGCCGTACTACCATTTTGCTGTGAGAAAAGTTCAGTCATTGCCTGTTTAGCTTCATCAAGTTTTGAAGAATAATTTTCAACACTTGAAGAGGATTCTTCCATATTTAACGAAATTGCTTTAGTAGTGTCTTTGGACTTTTTACCTAATTCTTCGGTGCTTTTAGCAGCTTTTTTTAAGGCAGAATCAGAAAACATTGTATCCCAATCTTTTTCAATATCAGATAAGCTTTTCTTCATATCTTTAAATGCTTTATCAGCACCTTTAGAATCGCCTTTTAATCGTTTCCAAAGTCCTTTTACACCGTTTGAAATTGCCATTATTGCATTTACTACCGTTTTTCCTACAGTAACGATAGTACGTAAGCCATCTACAAAACCTGCTATTGCAAAAGTGACACCAACAATTGCGCCAGTACCTAACCATTTAAATGTATTTCCTAATCCTTTTATTGTTTTAGTAACACTCGCAGAGCTAGGAAGTACACTTTTAAACGATTTTACTATTCCGCTAAAAGCAGTTTTCACGTAGCCTTGAATGTTCATAAAATTGGATTTCCAAGCTTGCACTACACCAACTATCGTAGCGGTTATTGCTACTAAAATTGCTGTTATGGGATTGCTCAACATAGCTCCTGTTAAACTAGCTATAGATCGTATACCCGTTACCGCAAATGTTCTAAAACCTCCACCTGCTTTTGAGGTGGCTACGCCAAGCCCTGATAAAACCGTTCCCGATTTGCCAGCTGCAGAGGATAGGTTTCTTAGCGACCCTACAGGATTAATAACAACAGAGGCAAATTTCGCTAATTTGCTGTTAGATAATTGTAAAGAAGCAGAAAAAGAACGGAAAAAGTTAGTAACTTTATTCCCTTCCCCTAGCATATTTAGCTGTCTTTGACTTGCTCGTAGATTTGCTCTAAATGTATCTAGCGTAGGAAAAAGACCTGAAATAGTCTCTCCTAACGTGGTAAATCTTGTTAATACATTTACATTAACTCCTGCGCTTTCAAGCCCTGCTAGATTTGATTTATATTTAGAAACAAACCCTTTTACAGCTTGTAATGCGCTATTAGAACCCCTAATAATAGGATTATTGATAAATTTCTTCCACTTGCTATCGATATTTCCCGCGGTTTCAAACATTGTTGAAATTGTTTTTCCGAAAATGCTTGTCATTTTCCCAAAGACTTTTAACACGGGACCAACTGAAGCTGCTAACGCAATCATTTTCATTATATATTCTTGAGTTTTAGGATTGGCCTCTGAAAAAGCTTTTGCCATCTTTCCTAAAGTTTCAACTAAAGGTTTAGAAGCCTGTAGTGCACTTCTTAATGCATCTACAAAAGGACCACCTAAATCTATTCCCATATTTACGAATTCATTTTTTAACATTCCAAGTTTTGCTTCAGTTGTCTCGTAACGCTTACCAGCTTCATTTGCTAGAGCTGTATTTTCTTTAAAAGCTGAATTACCTCGTTTTACAGCACCTTCAAAGACATCACTTGCATTAGCCGCACGTAATAAACTATCACGTAATCTAACTTCTGTAATTCCCATATCATCTAACACTTTAATAGCTGATATTCCGTGTTTTTCTGAGTCTTTTAAGCCCTGGATAAATTCAATTAATGCTTGAGATGGATTGCTTTTGAATAATTGTGCAAACTCTTCTCCAGTTCGACCTGTTACATTCGCAAAATCTTCCAGACTACCTGAAGCTTTACTGGCTTCTTTATACATTTTTTTTAATTCTGAGGTAGGTATTCCCATTTGCTTAGAAACTGCCGTCAGTTCTTTTCCACCCCAGTTTACAGCATGCACAAAAGATTCCCAAGACACGCCTTGCTCCGCTACTGCTTGTTTCAGCGGCGCAAAAGCTTCAACACCTGTTTCTGTTGCTAATTGCATTTGAACCATTAACCGAGAGAACGCTGAACCACCCGCTTCGGCCTCTATACCAACAGATGATAACGCCGCTGCAAAACCTACAATATCTCCTTCAGTCATACCAATTTGTTTTCCTGCACCAGCTAAACGTAAGCCCATCTCTGTAATCTCTGATTCGGTGGTCGCTAAATTATTCCCTAAATCAACAATCGCTGAACCAAGATTGCTAAATTTATCTTGTGACATTTGGGTAATGTTAGCAAAGCGAGCTAGGGAAGTAGCTGCTGAATCGGCTGACATGTTTGTTGATTCGCCCATATCGATCATAGTTTTGGTAAATCCTACAACTTTATCAGTTTGGATACCTAATTGCCCCGCCGCTTCCGCAACGTTTGCAATTTCTGTGTGACTTGCGGGCAATTCTTTTGCTAAATCTCTAAGGCCTTTTTCTAAATCATCATAAGAATAAATGACTTTACCGTTAGAATCGACCATTTCATCGTTGGTCTTTTTAACCCCAGTAAAAGCACTTTCCCATTTTACCGCTGCGGTTGTTACTGCACCAACGGCACCCGCAATTGGAAGTGTGATACCTTTAGTCATCGAACCGCCGACTTTTTCAATGCTTTGGCCGATACTTGCGGTTTTATCACCAAAACTTTTCATCGCACCACTAACTGTGTTCAAATTACTGGGAATATCAGAAGCATTCGAACTAAGTTTTTTTAGCGAAGAGGTAGCACTCCCCATTGTCTGAGTAAACCCTTTATCTATTGCTGTAAGTACCGCCTTGACTGTTTTACTTTGTGCCACGTTGTTTCCTCCTTTCCTCAACAATTTTTCTTGCTTGTTCTAATCGACGAGCGTTTTCTTCTAGCTCACTTAGCTTTTCCGCTTCTCGTTGCGAAATTTCCCCTCGCACATCGCGTTCAAGCTTTTCAAAGTCGTAGACATCTTTCACTTCGTTAAAAATATAGCGTTGCCCTTTTTCATCTGGCGTTGTAAAAATACGTGTAGCTAACGCGTTAACGTATAGTTTCCTTTCCTCGTTAATTGCACGTAAATTTACAGCTTTTATCCGTAAATCAAATTCATAAGGAGTCATACGCTCAATTTCTTTTAAAGTGATATTGGGGAAATGTTGAAAACAAGTGACAACTATTTCGTCATAATCTAGGCTGTCGTTTCTTGTTGATCGGCTTGTATCTGTTCCATGTAAGCCATGATTTTTTTGATTGCTTCTAGCGCTTTTTTCGTCCGAAGAGCCGTTAATGGTGCTTGCTTCAAGAAAGAGATAAAATTTTCAAACAACGTTAAAGCCTCTTCTGACGTTTCTAAGTATTCGTCAATTTCTTTCGTTGTTAAGTCATCATAAGTAATTAACGCTGCGTGCATTAATTTTTGAAAGGCAAAAGCATCGCCATCTTGTAACCCACCGACCAATTGAACGAAGCCGTCTACTTCTTCAACGTCAGGTTTTAATGCGTTAACTTCGTTTAAAAATTTAAAACCGAAAACCAAAGGGTATTTTTTTCCGTTAATTGTTGCGACAGGTTTTACGTTTGTTGACATGTAAAATTCCTCCTAAAAAAGCGACAATGCCTTCACATTGCCGCCTACTTCTTGATTTTTAATTATGGTACTAATGCTAATAAATCTGTTTTCGTTGTTTTTCCTGTAAAATCAATACTGTGAGCAGTTAACCATTCTTTGATTTCAGGAATAGTATTTGCTTCTGTTGGTTTATTTTCCAAAGAGCGCCCCGCCAATACGGTAAAAGCTGGAATAGCTACTTTTTCAGATTCTTTTTCATCTTGCACACGCACAATATGGTACGTACCTGCTGCTACTTTTGCTCCTGCATCAAGCCCTGTAATAGTTAATGGACTTGCTCCTTCAACTACTTTTTCACTACCTTTGTAAATACGATAAGTAATTGCCATGATTATTCTTCCTCCTTCACTTTTACAACGGCGCCATCTGATGTCGGCGTTACACTTTCAACTTTAGGTACTTCAATTGTTTTTGGTGTGTATTTTTCTACAGGCTCTTCTGGTTCCGCACCAGCCACTGTGTCGTAGAAGAAAGCACGCGCAAGTTCTTCATTTTCGGCGTCAACCGTTGCCCAACCTTCTACTAGGTCACCATTTAAAACTAGAGTTGGTTTAATACTTGAATTAGAATCGGACTCGGCAGAATCTCCGAATGAATCCAACAAGCCTGTGCCAAATTCCGCTTCGTATTTTCCTGTTTTTGGGTCTTTTTTATCAAAATTAATGCGCCATACATCAATTTCTAGCCCGTTACGATACGCATATTTCAACATGTTGTAAGTTTCTGTACCTGTCCGTAAAAATTCCATTTCGATGGAAGCTGACGGCATTCCTGAGGTAGGAACATTCCCGTCTTTTGTTGATTGTGTATCTGTTTTTGTTTCTGACTTATATTCGTGTGAAATTTCTAAAGCTAATAACTTCGCTGCTGTTGTCGCACGTTCACGTGTTAGTCGAAACATTAACTTAATTTTTTTACCTTGAATTGCTTTTTCCATTTCGAGTTTCCTTCTTTCTTATTCAAATTCTAACGTGATGTCAAGTACACCGTGTGCAAGGCTCGTACCAAAATTGGTTGTATTTTCATAAATTACTTCTGTGCTACTTTCTGTCACTAACCAATTAAAGTTCTTAGTCTGATGCAATTCATGAACGATTTTTCGCACATCGGCTAATACTTGATTTAATTCTCGACGTTTGTCGTCATGATCATAAACATGAATCATAATATTTGTTGAACCTAACGTTCTTGTTTTTGTTTGTCTATCCTTAGACCATTGTTCACCTAAGAAAACAAACGGGTAAGAAGCGTCGTCATCTGGCAAATGCCCATAGGTTTCATAGCCTGTTTGCTCCAAAGTGACAAATAACGCTTCGTAAAGTTCTGAATACGGGTCTTTAAAGGTCATTTTACTAACGCCTCCATATTATCAAGAAATCTTTTAGCTGCTGCTGTATGCCCTTTTTTCATATAGAAACGTCCGTACATATAACGCGTTCCATATTCTACATATGCTGAATAGTCAGCCATCGCTTCAACTTCGCCAGTCATTCCGTCATCTTTAATAGAAGGTGTCTCACTTCGTTTTAAGTATCCACTTCTGACTGGTGTTTCTTCTGCAATTTGATTTGCCATATAAGCAGTATCATTTTTGACGACCTCTTTTACATCGTCTAGCTTTTTCGCTTCTTCAATCGCTTCGATTAAATCATCCAATCCTGAAATATCTACTCGGTAAGTCATCGATATTCGCTTCCATAAACCGAAGTTCCTTTGCTAACACGCAAATTTTTAACAACGGTAAATTTTCGATTTTTTTGTTCTTCTTCGTCGTAGTATTCAAGAAATCCTGAACGAATAGCTAGGCGGTCTCTAAAACGAAAAATGACCATCTGCTCCTTTATGTTAGGGAAAATGGTCATTTGTTTTTCCGTTCCGACTTCGGTTACATTACCTATCAGTTTTTCCGAAATTAGCTCGTGTTTTTTGTTGTAGTAATCAATACATGTTCTCATAAAAAGGACACCTTCCTTTTACGAATCAAGCCTTGTTCTTCAAGATAATCGTTAATCTCATCTTGAAATTCCCCGAAGTCATCCAAATTATAAGAGATTGTTTCTTCTGATTGAGAGTGTTGTTCCATGCCTTCAAAACCTAAACGGTTATATCGTTTCACTACAATTGACGGAACAATATAGTCCAATTTTTCTGGTATTTTATCAGCTTTCAATTTTACTCGCAGCTGTTTTTCAGTAATGTCCCAGATTTTGATAATTTTTGCCTTATCTTTTTCGTAGGTATCCTCTGAAATATCCAGTAGTACGCGATAATCTGAAAGAGTCATTTTTTCACCTACTCTGCTTCAACAACTGCCCCATCTGCCGTTGGTGTTACCTTTTTAACGGTCGGGGCGCTTACTTTGAATCGTAAGAAACGTAAATGGCAGGACGAGCTTTTTCAGTTACGATAGCATCATAATAGTTTAATCCTTTGATGGTATCTCTGTAGCCGTCACGGTCTTGTGAAGCTGGAATTAGATCAATAGAGTTGTATTTTTCAACTGGCGAACAAACCATCAAAGGCACAAGAATATAATTAATTTTCTTCGTAGAATCTACCTGTAAACGAGATTTTGCAACTTTTTGAATAATAGTATCGGAACCGTCTAACTGCGCAACTTTACGGTTAATACCTGAAATTTGTTGCTCGTTCGTAGTAAATGTTTTTGAAACACCTTTTGCATTTTTTAATGCTGAATAGTAGTCAGTGGATGCAAACATAATAAACGGACCGACAATTTCTGCATCTGTCATATACGCTTCTGCTGCGTCATAAGAAGCTAAAGAGTTTTCTGTAGTAATGGTTTCTTTTACCGTTTTTCCAACGTATTTTCCTTCGCTATCATCATCCGCAGCCTCAGCAAATGCCGCTTCTAATAAGCGTTGTACAGCAGTTCGATCTTTTTCAGGAATCGCAATTAAACGAGTATGCTCTTCCACAAGCGCTTGAACTTCGTAGGAAGCATTTTCTGATTGATCTAATGTGTCTAAGTCATAACCAAACCAACGCTCTTTCTCTAGTTTAAACGTTTCTTTTGCCACATCAATTTTAGAACGTTTATTGTCTTCGTTACGTTTATAATCACTAGCAGTAAAACCTTTCATTTTGTTGATGCGGACTTCTTTTGCGCCTACAAAATCCGCTTCAGTTACTGCAGCAGCTCCACCTTTCAATAAATCCCAAACCTGAGAGCCTGCGGCAAATTCTTTGTCAATTGCTTTTAAATCTTTGCTATCTAAAATAACTGGCATAATTTTCATCTCCTATTTCTTTTCTAAATTTTTAGTCAAATTGCTGCGCCAATCGGTCTCTTTTGTTGCTGTAGCAACGTTTACAGTTTGACCTTTCAGCAATTCTTTTTGGATACCATCTCTAGCTTTTGAAATAATTTGTTTTAATTCATCTACAGCTTTCTTTGTATCCTCGTCTGTATCTTTCACAAGCAATAAATCGGCTTGCGCAGCACTTACGTAGTCGGAAAGGCCATTCTCGGATAAATCATTACGAACAGATTCGGCACGCGTTAAACGGTCAAGACGAGCTTGTGCTTCCTTTTCTCGTTTTTCCGCTAAAGCTTCTTTTTCTGTAGCTTCTTGTTCTTTCGCCTTAACACGTTCTTCCGCAGTCATTTGCTCGTAAGATTTTTGCTTTTCCCAATCGGATTTTGCTTGCGCCACAGCTTTTTTAGTTTCTGCTGCGACCATCTTGGCAACATCATCACGGGTAAAAGTCTTTCCAGTTTCTTTTCCGTCTGGATTTTCATTTTTTGGATTTTGAGAATCCTTTGTCGATGAATCCCCCGATTCGTTTGAATTTCCAGAGTTTGGCTCATCAGAATTTGGTTCATCTGCAAAAAATTGTAAATCCATCGGTAATAATAAGTGTTTTTCTTCGTTCATGTTAAAACCTCCGGCCATTACGTGGCTAATCGAAATTAATAGGTTACGCCCATCAGTCGAAACAGCTTTCTCTTTAACGCCTGTAAGCAGTAAGAAGGCAAATAAAAAAGCCTAACTTTTGCTAGAACTTTTTGTCTTTATAAGCAGGTGCAGTACTACACCGACACCAGTTGTGAATAGGACTTGCATTGATTCCTGGGCTCATTTCAGAAACCTTATGTGGATTTGCACTTGCTATTCCTACACAAATAGGACAAGCGCTTGGTTCTACAATTAGGTTGTATTCTTCATACCCATATTTTTCGTAGCTTTGCTTTTGTACTTCACTTTGTATTCTTGCGGATTCACTAATCATTAGTCGACGTGCGACATAATCAGCCGTTTCCTTTCCTCGCAAGCTGTCAATCACAACTAATTTGCGTAATTCCCTAGCTAGAATATCTGGATGCTTACCTGCTACTAGCCCAACTGTTAATAAGCGATCGATACTCGCTTTCAAAACATCTTGGTTTGCCCACAAACGTTGAGAAAATGTCGTGTTATGAAACGACCCCTCAATAATCGCTTTAGCAAACAATCGATAAGTTTCTTCGGAAAGAACAGACTCGCCTAATATCCCCGCTTGTCGTACAAACTCCGCTACAGATTCCTCTGTTAACATTGCTGTAAAATAGGTCTGTAGCTGATTAGTGTTGTCTGTTAAATACAAACCTATTTTCGATTTTAAAAGCTCTAAACGATTAACCTTCATCGTTAAATTGTATAACCTTAATTGCTCGTTAGCTTCTTTTGAAAAATCTCTTGTTTGTACATAACGTTTCGCTTTTTCCGCGAAAATTTGTACGTCATGTTTACTTGCACGTCGTTTCGCTTCATCAATGCTAATCTTCTCTTTCCCTGCATAAGCGACGTAAAACTGTTGAATTTCTGCTTCTATCGTTTTCCATAACTGTAAATACCGTCTATGAATTTCTTGTTCGTAATTCACATGTCGTTTCAGCATTTCTTCGATATGTTTTGCTTCTCGTTCCGCCCAATAATTACTCATGTTCTTCGGTCACTTCTTCCGTAGTTCGAGTAAATTTACCGAAATCAACTTGTGGATTTAAACGTTCTTCCGTTTCTTCGTCCTTTATACGTTCCATTTCTTGAGTTACGTCAGGAACAATCGATAATACGCCTAATTGCGTTTCTCTTGAAACAATCCCTTCAAGTTTTTGTGCAGTTTCCGCTTCGTCTTTAATATTGCGCGGAATATTAAAGTCAAAAGTGTATTCTAAATTAAACCATTCCTTAGCTTTATTAGCAGGTACATTCGTAGGCAATGAAAAAATCATTTTGTACATTTGCGCATACCCTTTTTTAAATTTTCTAGCTTTCGCTTGTGCTAAATTCCTAGGATTTTGCATTTTAAATTCTAGCGAAATCCCAGAAGCGTTATTGCTAAAACTTTCATCGTTTGCGTTATAAGTCATAGACATTTGATAAATTAACCGCTCTAATCGATCTAACAGATTTTCTTGTGTTGTATCCGAACTAGGTTTATCTAAAAAATTAATGTCTACAGTCTCACCTTCGTTTAAAGGATCAGGACTATTAATCACTCGGTTATCACGTAAATAGGCAGCAACGTTTTCATCAGCTAAATCTACCCCTATCATTTTTAAGTAGGCATCCGCAAAATAACTCACGTCGTTCGCTTTTTCTGATAGAGCTTCGTTGTAATTATTAATCAGCGACCACACAGACTCAATACGTCCTTGTCGTTCGTCATTTTCCATAAACTCAATCATAGGCACTTCACCGTACGGATTAGCGATTGCCTCTTTTCCACCTAATAAATAAGACAAGGCTTTCTGAAAAACGGTTGGTCCTCTCTTAGTTTCCAATCGTTTAGAAGTCTTGTCTTGTGTAAAAATAAACGTTTCTGTGCTATTTTGTGGATAAACAGTTGCTGTTAGCTCGTCCTTTGTCATTTTGTTGTAAAGAACCGCAAACATAGGCGCTTTTAATAAGTCATCTGCGTAAACAATGAATCCTTGCGTAGGTTTTAAATAAGTCACGCACGTTTCTGCTTCTTCGTTTTGATATAAAAGCTTATAAGCATGTCCATAAATAGCAGTTAGCTTAGAAAGCTCTGCATCGTTGTCTTCTTCCTCATTTCGTTTACGGAAATTTTGAACAAATTCTTTTACCTCACCATCTGGATGAGTAATCTTTGTTGGTTTACCGTTAAAGAAAGCTGCAGAACTATCTACAACATAACGGGCAAAGTTGACTGCAATTCGATGGTCAGGTTTTCCAATTCCTTTATTTTTTTGATAATAAATATCATGTTGACCGTTGTAGAGCTTTTCTAATTCTTCGTAAAACCCAATTAATTTTCGATGCTTATTGATGTATTTATCCACCAAGCGTTCGTCAATCTTTGCGTTTTTATCACAATAAAAGACACGATTTCCTAAAAGGTCAACGAATTCACGTATTTTACTTTCAGTATTTGGTCTACTTACTTTTTCTGTCATTAAATAACCCCCTTCACGCTCTGTAGCTTAATTCCTCGTGATTTTTTACTACGATGTTCTACTGCGTATCGTAAAGCATCTATCACGTGATTATAGCTATCAATAGGTTCATTGGTGTACTCCCCTGTTTTCTTGTCTTTAGCCCATGTGTAGTTTTCTAATTCCTCAATCAGTTTTACGCAACGATCGTCTACGATTAGCTCATATTGCAATAAAAAAGAAAGCCCCTGTCGTATTGAATCAGGGCCTTTCTTAGCTGCACGTATTCTAGTAATTCCGTTCTTCTTGACTTCTGCAATAGATTTCTTTTCAGCTGAATCTGCAGTGATAACTTCTTTTGCATAGCCTAAATCTTTAATAACCGTTGAGATTTCATCATTCAGCAAGCCTTTTTTGACGTATTCTTCAAGAACATAAATACGTTTGTTCTTCTCGTCTACCTTTGCATGCACAAAAGCGGAAGGGTCGTTTACATACCCAAAGTCTAAGCCAAAATCTGAATCAATCTGTCTTAACAGTTCGTCGTGCTTGTCTAATCGTTTTCTCTGATAGTTTGGAAATACAAGTTTATCTAGCGTAGCAAATTCTCCTAAAGCATATATGCGATAATACGCTGGGTTTCGTTTGGCTAAATCCTCAATCACCTTTTTATTTTCACTATCAAGAAACCGATTGTCTTTATAGGTGCTGTGATAAATACCCGTTCTTCGTTGATCGACTTCTGCTTCCTCATCAAAGAAAGATTTATATACCCAGTTCAGTTTAGAAACTGGGTTAAACATTAAAAAGATTTGACGTTTCACATGCTTACGTTCACGTAAACGCAAAGTAAGCTGTGTATAATCTTCTAGTGTAAATTCTGTTGCTTCTTCCATCACGACGTCAGACAGCCCTTTGATGGATTTTATTTTCTCTGGGTCATCCATTCCCTTGAAAAGAAACTCTGCGCCGTTTGGTAACGTGATTCTAAAATCAGTGTTATTTACTTTACACTTGTCTAGCAGTCCCCAATCAGAAAGACACGCTTTCACATCCTCGAAAATAGAGTCTTTTAAGCTATGCCCTACTTTTCTTGTAAATAAAATCTTTCTTGGTTTCTTCCATCTTTGACATGCTTTAAAAACAACCTTTTGAACGACACCGTGACTTTTGCCAGATGAAGCGCCGCCCCAATAAACCTCGGTGAATTTAGAATAATCCACCAATCGATCATAAAACGATTTGTTAAAAACTCTTGACGGGAAGTTAAACTCTAAAACGATATTACGTTTCTTCGTCTGCATCCCACTCACCAACCTTAATCACAATATCGCCCGTTTGTAAATCGACTTTATCAGTGAACAGCGCATGACGTTTACCAAGAAGCTCGGCTGCTTTTAAACGGTCTTTTGCGCCCACATCGATGTCTACAACGGCTTGTGCGCCTTCGCCTACACCAATTAGCGTTGCTTCTTTGTACTCGCCACGCATAACAGCTGTTAGGTACTCTAGCACCTCTTGGGCATCGGCTGTTCGTTCGTTTTTCAGTTCTGCGAGGCGTTCGTCTATATAAGCTCTGAGGTCAGGTTTAGTCAAGTTTTCCTGTCCTATCTGCTTTGCAGTCTTTTCGCTATATCCCGCTCTGATAGCAGCCTCTTTGGCATTTCCTGTCTCGATGTAAAAGTCACAAAATCGTTTCTGTTTCTCGGTCATTCGCATGTTATTCACCGCCTTTCTGTCTAATAATTTATCACTTCATGTACTTCTCTACATTCTCTTGTATATGCTTATCTTTCCAACCGCCATGCCCACAATAAACAAGCTTACAATCATCAATTTCCTTTGGTGTGGCTTCTCTCGTCATTTCGACAATAGATGCATTCTTTTTTATCTGCACAGACATTACAACACGCATTGAAACAGTTGAGCGGTTTGACTGTGGATATTTATGTGTTAGCGATACATACCAATAGCTTTTCAT